AAGGGGTAAATGGAGTTGCTGGATTGACTCTTGACAATAATATTGTGACATTGACTAAGCCTGGTAGATATCATTTAAAAGCGCAAAGTGATGCGTATATGTCGGGATATATTTTCACAAGCATTAAATTTTTAAGTGGAGATTATGCAGATCAAAACTTCGATGGACCAACTCGTTGGTCACGGACCACAGAGGGTGGTATGGTTGTAACTGAAAATAGTGTTGTGGTTGATATTACACAAACAACAACATTTAAAATTCAGACAAACGTTACAGTTGCCAAAACTGATTCCGGATTAAACCACGGAGGAGCAACTTTATTCGTTCAAGGGTAGTCCGTGGGTACTAATGGTGTGCAGTTTGTTAATTTTATTTAATTTATAATTTATAATTAATTATTCTGTGTATATATCTTGCATATGGATTGGTCTATAATACTATCATCGTGTATAGTTGCAATAACTACAATATTTAGCATATTCTTAAAGGAGTTCATACAAGCAAAGGCTTTAAAGTCTAAGACTTGTGTCGTGAATTATACAAAGAAAAATGAAAATGTAGAGAAAGCAATTAATTATTTATCGAAAGCCTTGAAGTCTGACAGGGTTTATATTTATGAGTTTCATAATGGGGATCACTTCTATAGTGGAACTCATCAGCAGAAATTCAGCTGCACTTATGAATCTCTAGGAGCTGGGGTAAGTTCTGAAGCTTTAGCTCTGCAGGACTTAAGGGTTAGTACCTTTAATTACTTCATCAAGTCTGTTGTTAATGAAAATAAGTTCTTCATTCCGGACTCTGGGGAAGTTAGTAATCCATTAATAAAAAGCTGGCTAGACACGAGAGGAATCGCATCTACTTTTTCTTTTCCTATTAAAAGTTTAAATAAAAATATAATAGGTATAATAAGTATAGACTTTACTAAGCAGAAGGATGAGTTAACTTGCGAGGAAATTCAGCTTGTTATAGATCAATCTAAGATAATTTGCGGTTATTTAATTTAAAATAGAATTTAATTGATTAATTATTTATTATTAATTAATTATGTTATCTACCTATTGTCAGGAATGCGGAAGTAAGAACGAATATATATCAAAGAAGCCTAAATACTGTTCTGAGTGTGGGGAGCCTCTGGGTGTACAGGATCAGAAAAAAGATGAAGCCCCGCCTGTTAAGGCTATGTCCAGATCTCAAGATTCGTCTAGCTTAGACCTGGATGAGGAAGGTTTGGATATTTACGAGGTTCCCAGTTTAGATAAACTCGATTATGAAATAGAAATCGCTGGTAGTTCAAATTCCTTCAGCTTGGGTCAATTAATGGGAAGTTCTGAAGCTCGACATCAAGAAGTAAAGCCTAAGAGGGGTAGACCTAAAAAGAAATGACTGAGTCTATTGAACTTATTGGGCCTGTTGAGCCTATTAAGTATGAAGATAAGATCGATGTAATTAATCAGGAAATAAGAAAAAGAAAAAATAAATGGTTTCTCGACTCGATGCCGTGGATATCGTTCGAGGATGTTGAGCAAATAATTAGAATTCACATATACCAAAAATGGGGAAAATGGGATCAATCCAGAGAGCTTAAGCCTTGGATTAATAAAATTATTAGTAATCAATTTAAGAATATATTAAGAAATTTTTATTTAAACTTCGCTAAGCCCTGTTCTAGTTGCCCATTTGATAGCTCGTCAGAAGGGGAAATGTTATGTACATTCACCAAGAGCGGACAACAAGATAAGAGTTGCCCTTTGTATGCTAAATGGGTAAAAAGTAAAAAAAGTGCTCACGATGTTAAGATCCCGTTGAGGTTGGATGCTCAGGAGTACGAATCTGGTATCTTTGTGGGGGATTCGTTTAATATAGATCTTGCTGCAGAAAAAATTAGAGTATTACTTAAAGAGCAGCTTTCGGAGCGCCAATACGATATATACATAATGCTATTCATCGAGAACAAGCCGGAAGATGAAGTTGCTAAATACCTTGGATACAAGAGTAATGAGAGTGGAAGATCTGCTGGCTATAAACAGCTCAAGAACATAAGGAAGTCATTAAAGGAAAAAGTTATAAGGATTATGAAAAATAATGATATAATAATATGAGTTTAACCAACGAGCAAAAGGCTTTTATTGATGAAAATTTTCATAAAATTCCTGATTTAATAGAATTAACTAGAGCTACCTTTAAGGATGGAACTATCGATGGTAGATCAAAGCAGGGTAGGTCTGTGAGGGAGTATTTAGCCTCGAAGGATATTAAATATCAAACAACCAAACATAAGGAGGTTAAGCCTATACTGCTAAGCTCCGAGCAGAAAGATTTTATAACACAATATGCTGCTGATGGTATGTCTAGTTTTCAGATAGCTCAAGTATTATTTCCCGACAAAGAGGTCAAGAGGTTAAGCCAAGAGCAGAGAGTGGTTAAGCAGTATTTAGACGCCGTTAAAAAACAACAAAAAGAAGAAAGGCGAGCCAATAGAAACAAGTACGACCCTCCCGAGTCAACCCAGGAATGCATAGACTTGGTTAATCAATATACTAATAGTGACTACATTGAGTCAGACTTAAAGGCTATTGAGAGGAAATCTCTAGAGTGTTTGTTTAAATTTCTTAGATCCCCTAGGTTTACTCAGATAATAAACAACTACGGGAAAGAGGAGGATCAGGAATTATTTCAGGCTGAATTCATTAGAGCTACATGGGACAAGCCGGACTTAACATCGGATGAGGTTAATTTGTATGTTAATGTGTGTGTAGATTATATTAATTTAAAGAACATATCTTGTCATATGGAGAAACTTAACAGGATGTTTGATGATGCCGATGAACAGCAGGAATTAACGGTTAGGCTGTCTGAACTATTAAAGACTAAGAGTGAGGAATATAACCAGTGTGAAAAAAGGCAAGAATCTTTAATTCAAAGACTTGCGGGAGATAGAGCCAAGAGAGTGTCATTAAGGCAAGATAATAACGGTTCCGTCCTAGCTCTGGTTGAGAGCTTTCAGAATCAAGAAGAAAGGGAGTTAATGATAAAGATGGCTGAAATGCAAAAGAAGGCTATTACTGAAGAAGCTGACCACCTTGAATCTATGGCTGAATGGAAGTCTAGAATACTAGGAATATCAAAAAGCGATGTAGTTTAAAATGAGCCATTTATGTAAAGTTTGTGAAGAGGCTTTTAGTTCCGAGAAAGGCCTACATATACATCTAAAAAAACATAAGATGGATTTAGCTACATACTACACAAGCTACTACCCCAGAAATAACCTACTTACTGGGGATCCATTGCCATTCAAGAATCGAGAGGAATATTTCTTTCGAGATTTTTCTACTAGAAGTCAGTTGATAAAATGGTGTATGAGTCGCCCAAAAAACGAAGTTAAGACTTATGCTTTAAGCAAGCTTATTGAAAGGGTAAAGTCTAAAAGCTTATCTTTGGCTCCAAATCACCTAGAACTAAAGATATCTCAACTTCCTGACATCGATGTCTATAAGTATGCATTTGGGAGCTACTCGGAGGCTTGCAAGCAGGCTGGGGTCAAGCCTTTGTTTGGCTCTAAGATCGACCAAGAATTCTTTAACTCGGACTCCCACTTTAAGGACTTGAATATTCTTATTGACACTAGAGAGCAAAAGCCGTTGGTTTTTGAGAAATCAGAAGAATTAAAATTAGACTTTGGCGATTATACTATTGGTGGTGAGGACTATAATTATACATATGTGGATAGAAAAGCTGAGCAGGACTTCAAAGGAACCCTTTCTGGGGGTTTTGAGAGGTTCAAGAGAGAGTTAGACAGAGTTAAGAGATTTGATTCTTATTTATTTATAGTTGTAGAAAGTGATCTTAATAAGATATATAAAAATAATAAATTTATAAAACATAAATCTAATTTAAATTTCATATATCATAACATGAGATTATTAACTCACATGTATTCAGGCCATTGTCAATTTATATTCACTGGTAGTAGGAAAAACTCAGAATCAATAGTTCCCAAATTACTAAAGCTGGGTAAATCTCTATGGGATGTTGATATGCAGTACTATATAGACACTAACAATAAAAAAACAAAATAACTAAGAGTAATTTATTATGGCATGGATTGAGGGAAATCAACAAAGAAAAACAAAAGAGGATATCAATAAAGAGATATTAGCTATCGAGGGCTTTATGGAGGATGATGAAGCTAAGGACTACTTATTTAAATTCTTAAGGGAAAATATAACTTTTACCACGAGTTTGATTGGGGGAGTGGATTTATTTCCTTTTCAACATATGGCGATCAAGGCTATGTTTGAGACCGATTATTTTATGGGAGTCTGGAGTCGAGGAATGTCTAAATCGTTCACAACTGGAGTCTATGCATTTCTGGATGCCATACTGAATCAGGGTGTCGAGATTGGAATTTTAGCTGCATCGTTTAGGCAGTCGAAACAAATTTTTAAAAAAATCGAAGACATTGCTGCGAAGCCGGAGGCTCAAATGTTAGCAAAATGCATTACTAAGAAATCTAAAAGCAATGATGAATGGTTGATGGAGATAGGCAGGAGTAGGATTAGGGCATTACCTTTAGGGGACGGATCTAAACTTCGAGGATTTAGGTTTCACAGGATCATTATTGATGAGTTCTTACTGATGCCTGAACGTATCTATAACGAGGTTATTGTTCCGTTTCTTTCTGTAGTGGAGAATCCAACTCAGCGGGAAAATTTGTATAACTTAGAAACAAAATTAATAGATCAGGGCAAAATGAATGAAGATGAAAGGCATTTATGGCCTAATAATAAATTGATAATGTTGTCCTCGGCTAGCTATAAATTCGAATACATGTACAAGCTGTACAGTCAGTTTAACAGTTTAATCAACAAGCAGACAGATAAAGCTACGAGATGCATTATGCAATTCTCTTACGATTGTGCCCCAGGTCAACTTTACGACCAAAATCTACTAACTCAAGCCAAAGCTACAATGAGTCAGTCTCAGTTTGAAAGAGAGTTTGGTGCATTATTTACAGACGACAGTTCTGGGTATTTTAAAACTTCCAGAATGGCTGTATGTACAATAAAAGACGGAGATGATCCTCATGTGGAAATTAAAGGTCAACCTGAAGATGAATATATATTAGCTTTTGACCCATCTTGGTCTGAGAGTGAAAGTAGTGATGATTTCGCTATGCAGGTATTGAAGTACAACAAATCTAACGGAACTGCAACTTTAGTTCATTCGTATGCCATGCCCGGTACGGCTTTAAGGGATCATATTTTTTATTTCCATTATTTAATTAAGAATTTTAATATTGTTTGTATAGTTGGAGATTATAATGGGGGTGTTCAGTTCATTAGTGCCGTTAACGAAAGCCAGCTCTTCAAATCTTCGAATATAAAATTAAAAACAATTGACGGAGAATTTGATAAGATGGATTCGTATAAGGATGAGCTTAGAGTGGCTAAAGGGCAATATAATAAAAAAGATTATAAGTATTTAATACTCAGGAAGCCTAGCTCAGATTGGATCAGAAGAGCTAACGAGTTACTTCAATCTAATTTCGACCACAAGAGGATATGGTTTGGGTCAAGAGCTCTAGAGGACTCTTATAATAAGCAAAGAGCTAAAAAGATCCCTATAGGCAAGCTGAAGTTTATTAGGCTTGCTGACGATGTAGATAAGCAAAGTGACGGAGCTAAAATGATAGACTTCATAGAGCACCAGTACGACATGATTAACTTAACTAAGAACCAGTGTGCATTAATACAGATAACTACATCTCCTCAGGGAACTCAAACGTTCGGGCTCCCACAGGAATTGAGGAGGCAGTCTGGCCCTGATAAAGCAAGGAAAGACTCGTACTCCGCCTTAATTCTGGGAAGCTGGATGACTAAGATATTTTATGACATGAACAATATTCAGCATCAGCAAATCCAGGGAACATTCTCTCCGATGTTCATAGGTTGAAAAGTTAACTTTAACTTTTATAGACTTTTACTTTAACTTTGTGTAATATAAAGAGTGATGAAGAAAAGAAAATACAATAAGAGCTCTAAGTATTGGGACAAGTTCAATAATCAGGATAGACCAATAGAGGAAATACTCAATAGTATGGGGGCCGACGATTCACTTCCGGCCACTGCTGGAGATAGTTTTTATGTAGGAACATCTCACGCCAGCCAAGGTAGAGCCGCCGCATATAGCGGGAATACAGCTTCAAGGAGAAATTCCGTACATTATTCAGAGAAAAAATATCAGTATAACAATATAGCTCAAGGAATGTTGCCCTATAATTACGGCAAAGGTAATGGGGTGGATGTCAGGGAAGCTATAGAGCTTTGTCAGAAGGCTTATGCTAACATAGCGATATTTAGAAACGCTATAGACATAATGGCTGAATTTTCGAACTCGCCAATCTACCTAGAGGGAGAGAATGATAAGTCTAAGAAATTTGTAGAAAATTGGATGAAGAAAATCGGGATATGGAAATTGAAAGATCAATATTTCAGGGAGTATTATAGATCGGGGAATGTATTCCTTTATAGAATAGATGGAAAATTTTCAACAGATGATTTGTTAAAGTTAAATTATGTATATGCTTCGGAGAGTTTAATGGCTGGAGAAATGCCAGTCAAGTATATTCTGCTCAACCCTTACGATATAGTAGCAGACAGATCTACCTCCTTCAGGGAAGGTTCGTACAAGAAAATTTTGTCTGAATACGAACTGGAAAAACTCAGGGATCCTAAGACAGATGAAGACAGGAAGGTTTTAGAATCTTTAGACAAGGACACTAGGGAGAAAATAGAAACAGGCTCATATACTGCCGAAGGCTTGGATGTCAAGCTCAATCCGAAGAAGTTGGTTTATTCATTTTACAAGAAGCAAGATTACGAGCCATTCGCTATACCTTTTGGTTTTCCTGTACTGGAGGATATAAACTGGAAACTTGAGTTAAAGAAGATTGATCAGGCTATATGTAGGACGGTGGAGAATGTGATTCTTTTGATTACTATGGGGGCGGAGCCTGAAAAAGGGGGGATCAATCCACAGAATTTAAAAGCAATGCAGGAACTATTCAAGAACGAGAGTGTGGGCAGAGCATTAATTGCGGATTATACAACTAAGGCTCAGTTTGTAATTCCAGACCTAAATAAAGTATTAGGTTCGGAGAAATATAAAATCGTTAACGAGGATATCAAAGAAGGGTTGCAGAATGTAATAGTGGGTAGTGAGAAATTTTCTAATACACAAATCAAGGCTGAGATATTCCTGGAAAGATTAAAAGAGTCTAGAAATGCATTTTTGAATGACTTTTTGCAGCCTCAAATTAAGGAGGTCTGCGAGAATATGGGTTTAAAGAATTATCCAGTTGCCAAATTTGAAGAGATAGATATTAAGGATGAAGTTCAGTTTCATAGGGTTATCACCAGATTACTAGAGATAGGAATACTTACTCCAGAGCAAGGAATTAAATCTATGCAGACTGGAATATATCCAGACCCTAAAGATTTACCTAAGGTTCAGGATGAGTATATAAGTCAAAGAGAGAAAGGGTTTTACAATCCTCTTGTAGGAGGAATACCTATGATAGAGGGAGTTCAGTCTCAGAAGGACAGAGCTCTCAAGAAGCAGGAAATGAAGCAGTCTGAGAATGAGCAGAGCCAACCTCAGAATACGGAGAATGTAAATAAGACTCCGAAATCCGCAGGAAGGCCTGGTGGAACTACCAACATTCCAGTTAACGCATCTAAGGGTTATGATAAGAAGTTAATTCAAAAAACAATATATGATATAGAGGAATTACAATTATATGCAGAAGCTAGTTTCATTAAGAATAAAAAAATTGAAAATATCAGCGAGCCCCAGAAGGAGTTAATTGTGAAGCTTTGTGAGTCTGTAGTTTGTGCTAAGGATAGACAACAGTGGAAAAGAACTTTGTTGAGCTGCATAAAGAATGTTAATAATATAGAAAAGCTGACAACAATTGATGGCATCGTTGAAATAGGGTCCGAGCATGAACTGAGTGAATATCCTGCTGCAATATTATATCATAGTAAAAAATAAATATTAAGTGTACTTATATGAGTAAATGAATAAACAATTTAAATATACCACAAAATTTTCAGATTTAAGTTTAGCCTCTGAGGATATTAACGACTCTAGGCTCAATATTAGTGAAGCATCTCTAGACTCATTAAAGTCTATGATTCCAGGAGATGTAGACCTAGAAAAAAACCTCGACTTACTTGGGGTTGCATTTAATGCGGCTGTTGTAAATAAATTTAATAAGAACGGAGATGGAATTAGTTCTTCATCTGCAGTAGATATACTAGACCAATTTAAGCATAAGCCTACAAACATTGAGCATAAAAAAGAAAAAGTTGTTGGGCATATTGTGTCTGCATTATTCTCTAGGTTTGAGACAAACGAAATAATGGATACAGAAGAAGCTTTAGCGACGGAAGGGTCGTTTAATATTTCTCTTGCTGCATTAATTTATAAAAGTGTTAATTCGGAATTCGCTAATTTAGTTGAAGAGTCTATGGATCCTGAGAGTCCTTTATACAATAAAGTCTCAGCAAGTTGGGAGATTGGGTTTAATGATTATGTCCTAGCTGTTGGCAATGATGATTTATCTGGATCAGTAATCATTGATGATGAAGAAAAGATCGAAGAATTAAAAAATAATTTAAAAGCTTATGGCGGAACAGGATTACTAGAGGATGGGTCTACAATAAACAGGCTTATTATTGGAGAAATTTTCCCGCTAGGCATAGGGTTCACATCCAATCCAGCTGCTGAAGTAAAGGGAATCACTAGGAGTTCGTCTAAGAACGAAGAGCCTGTAACAGAACAAGACGAGAAATCTTATAATGGTGATAAGGATTATGATTATGGATCCGACAACGAAGTTGAAAATAAAAAAAATAAAAAAAATATTTCACAAATGAATGAATCTGATGTAATTAACAAAAAACGTACTAC